TGCTGGTAGATAACCGCGCAGGAACTGATCGACCTGGAGCGACTGATCTGGAGTTAATTTAGGTTTGCCATTAAGCTCTCTGGCTGCATTCGACAAATCCTTCAGCGTGAAATCAATCTGCTTTAGCATCGCCTGCGTGCGCGATCCCTTGGCTTCCATAATGTCAAACATCTCTTTGGGAAGATTGCCTTCAGTAGTAAGCCACTTCTGCGCTACCTTGGCCGCGCCTTCCTGCACATCGGATACAATGAACCCAGCCTCGCCAGCCTTGCCACGCATTGGGCGAGGGATGGTTGGTTGTGCGGTTGGAGCAACTTCTGCTGGAACAACCTCACCCTCTGCTGGCAACGCCAATCTCTCCGTTGTCGGCAACTGCGTCCTTGGCGTGACAATCGGACCTTCGCGCACAAGCTCTGCGCTAGTTGGCAAAAGTTCTTTTGGTATTTCTGGCTTAATGTCTGATTTTCCAAATGCGTATTTATAATAATCTTCGTATAATTTTTTATACTTACTGCCACCTTGTTTTATTATTTGCTGTATTTCTTCTTCTTGTGCAGATCCAATATTATAAGCATCTGAGCTATCTGAAAACTTATAAGACCAATCATGTTTTTCTAGTTTATTGTAAAAATCATTTATTGATGGCTTTGTCGAATCAATTACAGTTTTTGGGGATTCGACAACACCAATTTCCTGCAATCCCGCTGGTCTGGGCGATGGCAATTCTGCGGTAGGTACAGGACGTGTTTCGGGTTGCGCTCTCTGGGTGAGTTCTGTCTTTTGAAACACCTTGCGACCGCCAAGCTCAACTTCAGTGCGTTTGGCTGATTCAACACCACGCGCTTGTGTTCTCTCGGCCTCTGCAAGAATGCCTTGCCAATCCCTATACTCGGCCTCTGATGCGCGACCAGACTTAACCCTTTCGTTCAGATTGAGTGCCTGTTCCCTGTTGTATCCCTTAACCCTAGATCCGCTACCAAGACCAGCGTAAAGAGTATTAAACAATGCGTCTTCAGCAATTGTTCTTGCCGTAACATCGCCGCCAGTAATTGCCCTAACAGCACTACCAACTCCAGCACCGCCAGTTGCTGATACAGCAATTGTTTTGCCCAACTCTTGCGCTGCCCTCTTTGCACCTAGTTCTTGAAATAATGTTTTGCCAGCCTGAACCAATTGCGCAGCACCAACCGTACCCATAACAACCTCTGGAGCATATTGACCAGCAGCAGCGTAACCTGGCGCAAACTCACGCGCCCTTGCTGTCTTAGGCGTGAACTTCTGCAACCCAGCTTCTGCCAATTCGCCAGCAGCAATTGATCCGCCTATCCCACCAACCACCGCGCCAATTGGTCCGCCCACAACAGCACCGCCAAGACCACCAGCAATCCCGCCCATAACTGAAGCTGATCCCTTGACCAAACCAGCGCGCAATGCGGCAGCCTTAACATTGGTTGGAACGTCAACTGCCTGCGTGTTTACGAAGTCATCAATTTCAACATCTTGTTCTGGCGTGTAGTCTGAAAGCGTGGATGCGTACTGTTTTGTTTCCGCACCCCATTGGCGAGCCAGGTCAACTTGCTCTGGATAGGTAAGAGTCTTGTAATCTTCTGAAGCCTTGATCTCACTCCACGCTGGGGGTTCTTCTGGCTTTGGTGATGGCTCTGCCTCTACTGGCATACCTGCCAGTTGCCTAATACGATTGGCTGATGATAGCTCTAGGGCTTCAGCCATGTTATCTACCTAGTCTTGTTTTAATCCAGCTTGCAGCCTGTGGTTCAACTTTGCCCTCAAGAGCATCTTTTAATTGATTCTTCATAAATTGAGGAGTTATATCAGAATCTAGCAGTTGTACAGCTTGAGGTACAGTAACAAAAATTGGATTTCCATTCGCAGCTATTAAAGGAATTTTTCCGCTTGCTGCTGCGCCAGTAAGTTTACTTCTTACATCAGCACTTGCCATTTTAATCGCAGTATCTCTTGACTGACCCTCTGCCTCATAGGTTGCAGCCAATTGAGGAACTTGGCTGCGATAAATTTGACTATAAACATCTGCTCCAGCCATGCCAGCCTCTGGTGCAAGAACAGTGCGCTTCACGCCGCCCAAGTTTATTTCGGCAGTAGGAAGCAAAGACTTCTCGCCAGCAAGGTAGTTCTTTGCGGCATCAACTCTTGCTTGTCTTGCCCTGGCCTCAACATCAAGCTCGCCCTGCATCTTTGTGGCTTCAAGAATACTTGGTCCACCTTGAGCCACCATCTTCGATGCCATTTGTTCACCAATCGGAATGCCGAATTCCCTTTGTTTTTCTTGCTCAAGAAAAGCAGCAACATCAGCAGCTTTTGACGATCTTCCAATTGCTGTTGACATATCAGCCTCTTCGCGTGCTTTAGCTACATCAAATTGAAGCTTCTGAAGTTCAAGCTCAGACTTCATGGCTTTATCATATTGCATTTGCTGCATGGCTTTATCATAGTCACGCGCTGCTTGTGTTATTGCTGGCATAAATTTTACCTAAAGAATGCGTTAGATGCTGGTCCACCGAAAAATCCGCCTGGTGCAAGTGCGCCGCCAATACTTCCAATACCGCCAGCAATAGATGCAAACTGCTGCGCTCCGCTTTGCTGCCTAGACAATGCGCCAACCTGTGCGCCATAAGTGTTAGCCAAGTAATTCGCCTGCGATCCGTAAAGGTTTGTGAACGCATTTGTAAGCGAAACTGGAATGCCTTGATCTACCGCTTGGTAGAACGGCTGTGCCGTTGACGGCTGCTGGTTAAACCCACCAGGCAAAGCTTGATTGGCTTGGATGTAACTCTGGAACGCACCCTGCTGTTGGCCTGTTCTGGCTTGAGAAAGGTTGTAGATGGAAGGTCCGCCAGCAACAAAACCAGAAGCCGCGCCAAGACGGTTCTGAAGCAACGCATCGCGGAATGCTATGTCAGACTTCAACGCATCAGATGTGTTTTGCCCAGAGGCAAGGAACTGAGTGGCTGCACCATAACGTGCCAGCTTACGTTGTTCACCAGCAAGACCAGTTGTGACCGCTTCCTCTACCGCTGGAGCAACGCCAAAGATATTGCCTCGCGCTGTCTGTGCTGCCCTAGCAGCCTGCTGATATTGCCTCTGCTCTTCAGCACCTAACTGCGAGCCAAGGGCAAGCTGATTGATCGCCTCTTGTTCTAGGTTGCTACGGAGTTGTTCGGCTTGGGCTGACTTGGTTTCTCCGATAGGAGCAGTAGCCATCTCGCGATACTTTTTCCCAAGCTCAATAGATGTTTGATAAGACTCTGGATCGATCTGGCGAAGTTGTTGGCTGGCGCGCTCTTCGGGTAGTTGCAAAAATTCGCGGAAAGAAGTTATTTCCTTTAGCCCTTCGGGGCTATCCAACCCAATAGGCGTGAAATTCTTTTGCATATTCTGCGCATCTGTTACAGCTTTGGTTACGCTGTTTAGATCGCTAGTTAATTGCTTGACAAAAACATCTGAGGAAGCTCGCCTTGCATCTCCAGAAGGAAGTTCAGCAAGAAGCTGATTTGCCGTATTTAGACGTTCATTGATTCCAGCTATTTGAGCATTTCCACGATCAATCACGCTGTTTAGGCGGGATAGCTTAGAGTTATTGTAATCGTCAATAATCTGCTGGTCGGATACTTGGAAGTTTAGCTTTGTTCCCAGGTCAGACGATCCGTAGTTACGTGCGGCAGAAAGTTGAGTCAAGGCTTGATTGAATTGAGGAGCAACGCTACCACCACCAGCAGTCAATGCTTGAATCTGCGCAGCAAGAGAATTGCGGGTATTTTCTTGTGATGCTAGTTCGGCAATCCTTTGATTCTGTTGATTCTGTTGATTTATAAGCTTTGTCGTGAGACTTGCATTAACCGCATCGGCTTTTGTTTCAAATGAATTTCCGATAAGGTCCTTTCTGCGCCTATCTGTTTGTTCCTGCAATGTTCCCTGACCAGTCCTTCGTCCATTTGAATTGATAGGAAACTGATCGTTAATTTCTCGCGGAACAATGTTGCCTTGTGCGTCAACATCATAAACCGTCATTTTTGTTACTGCAAAATTTGGCATAAATTAACCTTGCAATTTTGGATTTGAAATGCTTGTTCCAATTGTGCCATATATATCAACTGGTCCTGGCTGGCGGTTGAACGCTACATTTGACTCAACCGATGCGTATGGGCTTGTTCCATATAAGCGTTCAAACTGGCGGGTCATCTGATCTCCCAATCCTCGGTTCAAGGCGTAAGCCTGTGGGCTAGTCTCATACTGCCTACGGAGTGATTCTAGGGTGCGTTGTGGACCATACTGACGCTCTAATTGCATCCCAGCCTGCACGCCTGTCTGCTGGTCTAGGGCTGATAGTTGCCGTTCCAAGGAACGCTGTTGAGGCATATATTGAACGCGAAGTTTATTCTCTAAAGCAGCCATTTCTGGGGCTTTCTCTAGGTAAGTTTCAACATTCTTCTTGTAAGCATCAGCATTAGCCTGCGCTACCGCCGCTGGATCGGGCGGCGGCGGAGGTGCAGGAATAGACGGTGATCCACCCATGGTGTTAAACCCTAGCCTTTCGCATAAATGTCATATAGTCGTAACTCCTTGGTTTTCCAGAACGATTAAAGGTGATCCGCTTGCGAGGACCGAAGCGTTGCCAAAGCAACAACAGCAAGCAATTCAATGATTTAGCACCCTTTGAGGAGATAGTCAAATCAACAAACACATTCTCGCCTTCTTCGCTATGCACATAATGGTCAGGCTTTTGCCCATCCTTTATGCACCTAGCCAAAGCTACCCCAGCAATACCATCCTTATCCTCGACAATCCCAACCATCCCTTGCTTCTCAAACCAGCTAAACCACTCAGCCAGGTTAGGCCACATGGCCTCTGGAACATTGCTTTGCTCAATGTACTCAACAGCCGTCATACGTTCTTTTGCACCTCGATGGTGTCGGGGTTGGCTGCAATTACAATGCCTCGGATAGAAAGCTTCTTGGATGGCGCGGAAACGATCATACGCATATTGCGCCACTTCTGGTAAGAGCGCAGGCTGTTAGCAATGCGTTTTACGGTTTGTGCTGATAGCGTAGCTGGCAGAGTGAATGGAAGGGTAATTCCACCAGCCGAGCGTGTGTCAACATTTGAGGCTATTCCTACCGTTGTTCCGTCCGTATCACGCCTCATGCTGATGCTGGCGTTGGTAGATCCAGAGTTGAAAAACTCAATCTCATAGTGCGATCCAAACTTCTGCGCTATGCGGTCATCAAACTCGTAAGCCTTGGATGCTATTGAACTTGTATAGCTTCCAGTAGAAGTATAATCCACATAGTCTGATGTTGGGTCGGCTGAGTCCGCATCCTTGTAGCCAAGGTAATGACCAACCCTGCTTGTGGGACTTCCGAATGCAAGTTTTTGTGAGTTTACCGCAAATCCTGTCGAGAAGTTTGTAATCACCATTCTGGCAGCAGCGATGCTCCACAAGCCTTCAAAGGCATTGAACAACGCATTGTAAACCAGAATATGGCTTGGCGTGATTGCGGTATCCAGTGGGATTGCCAGAAAGTACCTATTGTCATAGAACGCAGCGTTACAAAGTGTAACATAGTTCTTGTTAATCCTAGCAATGATGTTCTTTACTGGCTCGCTGATTGGTGTTCCTACGATATAAAAGTCATCAGCGATAGACCTGGCTACAGACCTAATTCCGTCATTGGCAAGAAAGAATACGTCTTTGTTTACGAAGTTGACAGACCTGCCAGATACGCATCCAATCCTGTCGTTAAGTAGTCGCACCGTCCAGCCAGCCGCAGTTGTTTGGGTTGGGTCGGCAGTTACCAGGTAAATCTTATTTGGCTTAAAGACAAGTATCTCGTAATCGTAGAAAGGTTGAATGGCTACAATGTCCTCACCATCATCACCGCCAACAATGATGCTATTGGTTGATTTCCATACTTCGGCATCAAGGAT